TTTTTTTTTTTTTTTTAATATACCATACAGTGAGTTCACTTGCGTGCCCACCTTAGATATTTTAGTAAATTTTTACTGATTTTATGAGCGTCTTATTGCATGCGCTCTTATATTTAAAAAGAAAAACCCGAATTACAATTCGAGTTGTTGTTGTCTCTGCTGCATCCCCAATCCAGGCGATGCTCGCGAGTAAACATACTTCCCAGCCATATTACCAGCCGCGGCATATACGTAAGGAGCGGCAGATCGCCAAACCCCCGACGTCGACTCTGCTATAAAATTCAAAGCAGAATCAAGAGATGCCATAAACTGTTGTGCTGGCTCAACCATTGGATTAACCAAAGGTGTCGCAGAAATCGCAGCTCCCATTCCAATAGGATCAGCATGCGACTGGGACTTTGAAGCACGATTACCAATTAACTCATAATGAGAAATAACTTCAAAAGACCATGATATACCCGGCGTAGCACCAGAAACCACAATCAATAAAGTACGAGCATCCTGAGCCTCTGCTGGACCATATGATAAATCATTCTGATCGTCCGGGCGATAATTAACCGACTCATATTTACGAGTGGCCATCGCCTGAGCAGTAGCTCGAGTTTGTAGAAGCGTAGTAGTAGTCGAACCAATAGGTATTTGAACCCCATCAGTAGCTCTATGTAAAACAACAACACCCGATCGTGTCAATTCAGGACCATAATAAGAAACACGAACCCCACATCCAACAAGTCGTGAGTCGCATCCAAGCAGATCTGTAGCGAGAAAAGGAGAATCATTCGAAAACGACTGTACCCCCACCGCTATCTCTTGGTATGTATTCTGAGTAAAAGTACCCACAGTAGTGAACCCATATATGAGATCACTAGCACAAGTATTAGGTGCCACAGAGATGTATCCAACACCTCCTGTGCCCACTGTGAAAACGCCCCTAGCTATAGTAGAAAACTTATGACTAGGAAGTGCAATCATATCCGGAATACATGGTAACTCCGTAAAGTCTCCAAACGGATCATTTAAAGCTTTCAAATATCTCATCGCACAAGGAGATAGAAAAGGGACCTCAACAGGTTGAGATCGTCGAACTGGTCGAACGACTGCTTTCGAAACCTTACGAACATTTTTAGTACGCGCTTTACCGTTACCAGCGGAAAAAGTTGACTTATAGTCAGCATATCGGGTTCGTTTTTCAGTGTCTGATAAGCCAGCATATTTTGTGGCATGTTTAGCAAGAAATTGTTCAAATGTTAACATTACAATTTTACACTCCTCCACCTCCACCAGTAAAACCAAACTGGTAGTGTATTGTTTTGTAAAACTATCTTCACTCAAAACCATGGACTAAATAGTCCTTAGAATGAATGTCAACCAAAATATCATTTAATTGAAGTAATGTAGATGAAGAAAGTTCGTTAAAACTATTTTGAACAACATAACCTATGGCATCAGTAATTATCTCCATAAGTTTTTCATGTGCATAACATAAAACACACAATCCTATCAAACGCTGACAAAAAGTATCAATTGAAAGTCGAGAAGAAGAATATAATAAAGAGGAACAAACTTTTCGTACACGAGGTATTGGTATATACCTATTCGTTCGCGTGTCATAACCAACCGTACTACCAAGAAACTCAAACCCTAAAATTGACATATCATTTTCACGATACACCTCTTTAAAGGCAGATTCCTTGACAAGCAGACCAAATTCAGCATACGTATCTTTTATAAACTGTTTCATACCAGGGACACAAAATTCCTCATCTAACCCAGACAAGTTATCATCTCCCATGACGTTCACCATCTGAGCAAAACATTGCTCATATGTTGGCAAAACACCATTTTTAATATAAAATAATCTAATAAGCATATAAAACATAATGATAATATGACAACCACAATTATCTGTCGTTGTATTATTACTACCACTTCTATTTCCTATACACGTTTCAAATACTACGCCGTCTTCATCCACCACAAACGATCTAACAGTGTTTAATGTGACAAAATCACGTAATTTTAAATCAAACTTCGGACATTTCAGGAACTTATTCCGAATATTATACCAATCATCCATAACGGGAATCGAACGATCCCATCCCGATATATCTGACGACCAAATATAATAACATCCCTGAATATTTAATATAAACCTATGAAAACCCCCATATTCCTTACAGAATCCATAGCGAGCAAAAAACTCACTACGGCCAGAAGCCTCCATAAATCTTTTATTCTGTTTATCATACAAATATTTCTGATGCATAATAAAATCCAATTCAGAGACCAGAAATGTCCTAATTTTGTTGTCTTTGATTTCGTCCACATCCAAAAACTCTCGTTTTCCAACATTTTCAAAAAGAGGTGTCATCATAGCACGTAACCTCTTAATGTATAAGGGTGATTTTAAAGCTCTACCCTTATTTTTAATTTGATATTTCTTATATGTTAAACCTGGTGAAGCTTTCTTCACTATCGTAGATTCTTCTAAACCTACGTCCGCAGTCATAACCGAAGCAACATGTCGCTCCGTATATTTTAAAGCCAAATCATAAAACTCATTTGATGGTTTAACTTTAGGCACATCCATTTTACGAATAGCTTTCTTAATATTAGCTGCCTTAGGTAACACACATTTCATCGTGGCTCTTTTATTTAACCAATTATAATGTCG